GGTGGAGTTCGTCGTAGAGGCATCCGGTGACAGGTTCACCCTGGGCGGCGTCTTCGTCTGCTGGGAGGGTCTGATAGAGGCCTGTGCCGTCGCGGCGGTGGATGCCTCGTGTTCCACGTCCGCCAACTCTGTGCCGCACTCGACGCAGCCGACGCCTCAGCCACTGCCGCAATGTCCTCGGCCTACCTCCAAGCCTTCACCCGCCTCGACCGACGGCGCCCAGGCGCCGGCCCAGGAGGCGCACTCACAGACCCCGCTCAAACCTCGATCTACGACCACATCGACTAATGATCGACCAGCCCACCTATGAGGCCCAGGCCGGCGCCCCCGTCGGCGACTGGCACCCAGCGCGCTACACACCTACCCTCACCGGCACCGAGGAATTCACCACCGAAGGCGACAAGCTCCTCGACTTCACAGCCCGCTACGTCACCATCCCCACCGTCAGAAAACTCACCCTCGACCCCTGGCAACCCTGGCTAATCCGTCACGTCCTAGAGACCTACCCGCCCGACTGGCCAGTCGTAAAACTCAGGGGGAAACTCCGCTACAGGCAAGTCCTCATCAGCATGGGCCGACAGAACGGAAAAAGCCTCATCGGCCTACTCCTCGTGCTCTACTTCCTCGTCCTCCACGTCCGAGGCCCCCGCGTCGTTGGCCTCGCCTCGATCGACCGACAGGCCAAAATCGTCTACGACCGCGTCAAATTCGCCATCGACAACAACCCAACACTCGCCAAGGAACTCCGCACCACAGCCACCCGAGGCATCCACCGCCGCGACGGCACAGGCCTCTATCAGACCCTCCCAGCAGACGAAGACGCCGCCCAGGGTGAACCTGTCACCGGATGCCTCTACGACGAACTCCACCTCGGACTAGCGGCCCTATGGCATGCAATGGTCCTAGCCCAACGCGCCAACCCCTACGCGCTCATGGTCGGCCTCACCACCGCCGGCGACGCCGACAGCGACCTCCTCATCACCCTCTACACCGACGCAGCCGCCGCCATCGCCGGCAACGACGAACGATTCGGCGCCTTCATCTGGGAAGCACCCGACGACGAACTCACCGAGGCCGGCGTCATCGCAGCAAACCCAGGGATCGCATGCGGACGCATCGACCTCGAAACCGCCATGCACGAGGCCGAGAAAATGTTCCGCCAAACCCAACGCGACAAGGCCGGCCTCACAGGCAAAGACAGAGTCGTCAGGTACACCCTCAACAGGTTCCTCACCGAGTCCGCCGGAGCATGGATATCACTCGCCGCCTGGGCCGACAGCGCCGGCCTCCCCGACCTCGACGCCGGCGACCACACCATCTACGGCATCGCCCGCACCGACTCATGGGAAGGCGCCAGCATCGTCGCCACCACCACCCTCGACGGCATCGCGCACACCGAACTAGTCGCCACCCTCACAGACGCCTCCTACGAACTCCTCGCCGGTGTCTGCAGAGTCCTCAACAAACGAGGCCCCAGCACGTTTGTCATGCCCGCCGCCGAACTCGCCGGCCTCGCCAACACCCTCCGCGAGGAAGGCCTCGACGTCTGGAAACTCGCCGCCGGCGAAACACACGCAGCCGACCAACACTCGCACGCCACCATCGCGCGCCGGCGACTCATCCACGCCGGCGACCCACTCCTCGCACTCCAACACCGGCGCGCCAAGCGCCGCGACACAGCCGACGGCTGGCACCTATCCCAAGGCCTCAGTACAGGCCATATCGACGCCATCCGCGCCCTCAACGTCAGCCTCTACGTCGCCGCACTACGCGGCGAGGAAACCGACCAAATCTTCTAAGACTGTGCCAACTTGGCACACCCACCCCGAACCTAGTCTCATGGGAATCCTCACCACCGCAGCCCAGGCCCTCGGCCTATCCGAGGCCCCCACAGCCGACGGCACAGGCGACTACAGCCCACAAATCACGCCCCCCACCTGGGGAGGAACCACACGCGCCGAGGCCCGGTTCGCCACCATCCCAGCCGTCTACCGATCCATCCAACTCATCGCAGGCATGGCCGGCCAGCTCACCCTCAACGCATGGCGAGGCAACACCCTCCTCGAGACGCCCGCAATCCTCGCCCAACCTGACCCGTGGCGACCCCTCAGCTCGTGGATTCAGCGAGTCGTTATCTCACTCGCAACCGAGGGCAACGCCTTCATCCGCAAGACATACGGCCCCGACAATCGCGTCGTATCACTCGAAGTTCTCAACCCCCACAAAGTCGAAGTGATCCACCGCAACGGCATCAAGTCCTACACCTACGGCGCCGAAACCCTCACCACCGCCGAAGTCCGACACGTCTGGCACTTCGAGATGCCAGGCCTAACACGCTCCCTCTCACCCATCGGCCAATGCCGCGCAGCCGTCGAAGGCATCCAAGCCGTCACCGACTACGCCCAGGCATGGTTCACTTCAGGCGACGCAGTCAACGGCGTCCTCACCACCGACCAACGACTCAACCCCGAGGACGTCGACCGCTACCGCGAGGTTTGGTACAAAACCCCCACCGCCGGCCCCACCACAGGCCCCCGCCTCCGCGTCCTCGGCCAAGGCCTCTCCTACGCTCACCTCGCACTCAACCCCGAGGAAGCGCAATGGCTAGAAAGCCAGCGCGCAGGCGTCCTCGAAATCGCCAGAATGTTCGGCCTGCCCGCCGAATATCTCCTCGTCGGTGTCGAAGGGTCAAACCTCACCTACCGTACCCTCGAAACCATCGACGCCGGATTCCTCCGCCTCACCCTGTTCCCCAACTACCTCACCAAAATCGAGGACGTCCTCAGCGACGTACTCCCCAGGGGTCAAGTCGCCAAATTCGACCCCTCCGGCCTCCTGCGCCCCGACGCCAAGACACGCGCCGACATCAACAAGCTCTACCTCGACGCCGGCGTCAAAACCGTCGAAGAAGTCCGAGTCGAGGAAGGCCTCGATCCAACCATCCGCCCCCTCAAAGAAAAGGCGCCCGCATGAGCGACACCACCGCCATCTACTTCGACGCAGTAACCCTCAAAGTCGGGGGAGCCAAACGAGAACTAGTCGGCATCGGCGTCCCCTACGAAGTCGAGACCCCCCGAGAAAATTGGATGCTGGGAACTCGCCGGCTAGTCATCGCCGCCGGCGCCATGCACCCCCGACCCGACGCCAAAGTTTTCTACGGACACGACCACGTCGAGAACCGACTCCCAATCGGAAAGGTCGCAAGTCACGAACACCTCGAGGCCGGCCTCGACCTCGTCGCCAAGCTGTCCGACACCCCCAAGGGCAACGAGGTGTACACCCTCGCCCGCGACGGAGTCCTCGACAAATTCTCGGTCGGGTTCAACGTCAAGGCCTACACGATCGAGGACGCCGACACCGACTCGCCCCTCCTCCGCATCACCGACGCCGACATGTTCGAAGTCAGCGTCGTCCCATATCCGCAATACCCCGAGGCAGGCATCGCCGACGTCCTCAGCACCACCCCGCCACCCACAACAAAGGAAAAGAACATGCCCGACACCACCGCAGCGACCACCGAGGACATCGCCGGCCTGTCCGCGGCCCTCACCACCCTCGAACGGCAAATCGCCACCCTCGGCGCCCCAGCACCCACCGGCCCCACCACCCCGCCATTCGAGACCTTCGGCCACGCCATCAAGGCACTCGCCACCGGCGACACCCAAGCCGAGGAACTATTCGCCAAGCTCGTCACCCTCAACTACGCCGGAGGAACCATCGCCGACCTCGGCGGATACGTCAAAGACTCCTGGGTCGGTGACGCCTTCCGCTGGGTCGAACACAACCGCACCGTGCTCAACAAGTTCAGCCGTCGACCACTGCCCGCCGAGGGCATGGGAGTCGAATACGGCATCGCCGGCGCAGACACCACCCAAGTCGCCGAGCAGGCCGCCGAAGGCGACCTCCTGGCATACGGCGCCATCTCGTTCGACACCGACCGCGCAGCCCTGAAAACCTATGGCGGCTGGGGTGATATGTCAGTTCAAGAAATCGAACGATCACCCTTCAACGTGGTCGAGAAGTTCTTCCGCGCCCTCGGACGCCGCTACTCGCAGACCACTGAGGCCGCAGTACGCACCGCAGTCCTCGCCCAAGGTGTCGGCGTCACTGCCGACCTCACCGACGCCGACGGCTGGACCGACTTCCTCATCGAATGCGCCATCCGATTCGATGGCCAAGGTGTCGCCCCCGAGGAAATCCTCGTCGGTAAGGACATGTTCAAGAGCCTCGCCGCCATGCGTGACGGCGCCAACGCGGACGCGCCCCGCTTCCTCGACCGCAACGCCGGCAGTATCAGTGTTACCGGCCTCAGCGGCGTCGTTCACACCCTGCCCGTCACCCTCGTCCCAGGATTCGGCGCCAACGACGTCCGCGTCATCCATTCCGAGGCCATCTGCACCTACGAGGCCCCCGGCGCCCCCTACCGCCTCACCGACGGCGACATCACCAAGCTCCTCAAAGCCTTCAGCCTCTACGGCTACATGGCAGTCGCACCCGAGGAGCCCAACCTCATCATTAAGCCCACCGCCTAAGCCCCCTGGGAACAGAGAAATGGCCGCCACAGTCAACCAACTCGCCGCCAGGGTGAAATCCACCCAGGCCGGCGACACCCCAGCCCTCACCGAGTGCCTCAACCAGGCGCAGACACTCATCGAGGAACACGTCAAAAATGCACCCGTGCCCCCGCCGGTGTATGACCTGGCCGTGTTGACTGTGGCAGCCGATCTCTGGGCCGCACGTAAAGCGCCCAACGGGATCGCTAACCAACAATTCGCCGGGGGTGACGGCCTCGGCTCCGCACCCCTGCGAATCTCACGCGACCCCCTCGCCGGCGTCGGCAAACTCCTAGCCAAATGGGTCATCGGACTATGAGCGGACTAGCAACAATCCGGCAAGAGCTCGCCCAGGCCCTCGACACCCCCGAGGCCCCGGCACTGCACTACCTCGCCGAAACCATCAACCCCCCCGCCATCGTCCTCGTGCCAGCCGAGGACTACGTCACCCCCGGCGCCCTGTTCGGCTCATGGGAGCTTGCCTACACCATCCTCCTCATCGCCGAGGGCGCCTCGACCGAGGAGGCCGCCGACAACCTCGACAACATGATCGACCAAGCACTAACCAACCTCGCCGACTGGACCATCAAAGGCGTCGCACAGCCCCACACAGTCACCCTCAACGGCAACCCCGGATACCTCGCCTCAGCCATCAGCGTCACCACCCACATCACCACCTAGAAAGGCCCAATCATGGGAGCCACCCGCATCAAAGGCAGCACCAGCCTCCTCAAACTCGCCGGCACCGACTACAGCGCAGACTGCGCCAAGATCGCCCTCATTCCCGAGGCCGCCGACAAGGACGTCACCACCTTCGAGGACGCCCGAAACGGCGGATCACAGTCATGGGTATTCGACATTGACTCGATCCAATCCACCGACCCCCTCGCCCTGTGGAATTACCTCTGGGAAAACTCCGGCCTCGAAGGTGTCGGCTTCGTTTACGCCCCACACGGCAACGCAGTCGCCACCGAAGCTAAACCACACTTCACCGGCACCCTCACCCTCGGCGCCAAACCCCAAATCGGAGGCGACGCAGGCCGCGACAAGACCTACACGTTCTCCACCAAACTCGACGTCGACGGCGAACCGCTCAAGGTCGAGGCCTAAATGCGCCCCGGTGTCCGCATCGACGGCCTGCGCCAAACCATCCGCACCCTCGAAAAGTTTGGCGTAGCAACCACCGACCTCCGCGCAGCCATGCGGAAAGTCGGCGGACTCGTTGCGGACACCGGAAAGCAACTCGCCCCCACCCAAACAGGGCGCCTCGCCGCAACCATCCGGCCAGGCGCAGCCAAAAACAAGGCAGTCATCCGGGCAGGCCTCGCCTCCACCCCCTACGCCGGCGTCATTCACTTCGGATGGCCCGGCCACAACATCGAACCGCACCCCTTCCTATTCGAGGCAGTCACCCGGCGCCGCACCGACGCAGTCCTCACCCTCGACCAAGAACTACACCACCTGATCGCCCGCTACGGACTCAACAAGTAAGGGACACAGTGACCATCAACCCCGCCGACTACCTCGTCAGCGCCACACAAATCGACAAGCTGGCCATCAGCCGCGCCCTCGACACCCCCTACCTCGACCTCCTCGAATCCCGAGATTTTGTCATGGTCACCGCCGCCATCATCAAGGCACGTCACGAAAACACCGGCCACAGCATCGACACCATCCTCGGCTGGACAGACCCGGAAGTGTTCGACTTCCTCGGCATCGACCCCGCCGCAACCGAGGCGCCCGTTGAGAGCCGCCTGGGGGAATCCTCGCCGCAGTCGCCTACGAAAAAGCGGCCTTCTGTCTCACCACAGGAGTCGCCCCCAGCGAGTACGACCAACTAACAGACACCGAAATCGACGCCTTTAAGGAACTCACCCAATGAGCAACACCATCGCCGTCAACATCGTCGCCGACGTCGCCAAAATGCGGGCCGGCATCGACCAGGCAAACGGCATGATGGCCGGGTTCGGTAAGAAAATGGGCGCAGCCGCCAAGTTCATCGGAGCGGCCTTCATCGCCGATCGCGCGTTCGCGTTCGCCAAGGACGTCACCAAAGCAGCCTCAGACACACAGCAAACCCTTGGTGCCACTGAGACCGTGTTCGGGAAATTCGCCGACACAGTCGAGGCCACCTCGAAACGCGCAGCGACCGCTTACGGACTCTCAGCGAACACCTACCGCGAAAACGCCAACGTCCTCGGCGCACTCCTCGCAAATCAAGGCGTACAGGCGTCGAAGCTCGCCGGCAAAACCAAAGAACTCATCGGCGTCGGCTCCGACCTCGCCGCCACCTTCGGCGGAACCACCACCGAGGCAGTCCAAGCACTCGCCTCCGCATACAAAGGCGAATTCGACCCCCTCGAAAGGTACGGAATCAGCCTCAAGCAGTCCGGCATCAACGCCGAACTCGCAGCCCGAGGGCAAGACAAGCTCACAGGCGCAGCCCTCAAACAAGCACAACAAGCCGCCATCACCGACCTCGTAATGAAACAGTCAGCCAAGTCCCTCGGAGCCTTCGGACGCGAGAGCGACACCCTCGCCCACCAGCAACAGGTTTTAGGGGCGCAATGGGCCGACATGAAATCAAAAATCGGTACCGCACTCATCCCTGTCCTCACCAAGCTCGCCTCCTGGGTAAACACCACAGTCATCCCAGCCCTCACGCGCCTCGGCAACTGGATCAAAACCCACATCGGCCCCACCCTGAAACAACTCGGCGAATGGATCACCACCAAAGTCGTCCCCGGATTCAAGGCCCTCGCCGAATACCTCAGCACCAAAGCCAAACCAGTCCTCGCCGCACTCGGCCAAGTGTTCGAGAAAGACATCAAACCGGCCCTCGCCGAAGTAGCGGCAAAGTGGAAAGAATGGGAGCCGACCATCACCAAAGTCGTCGGCGCAGTCATCAAGTTCGTGGCGACGTACGTGTCGAAAGTCGCCCCCGTCGTCATCAAGTTCGCCGGCCCCATCATCAAAACCCTCATCAAAGGCCTCGTCGTCAGCATCGACAACACCATCAGCCTCGTCAAAGCCTTCATCAAATTCGGGCAAGGCATCAAAACCGCCGCCGGCCACGTCGCCGCGTTCTCACGGAAAGTCGGCGAACACATCGGCCAGGCAATCAACTACGTCAAAACCATCCCCACCAAAATCAAACAAGTATTCGCCAACGCCGGCCAATGGCTAGTAGACGCAGGGCGCCGCATCATCAACGGCCTCCTCGACGGCATCAAATCAGCCGTCGGCAAGGTCAAGGAAGAACTAGGGAAACTCACCCGACTCATCCCCGACTGGAAAGGCCCCGCAGCCCTCGACAAACGACTCCTCGCACCCGCCGGCGCCAACATCATCGACGGACTCATCACAGGCATCGCCGGACGCCGAGGCGCCCTACGCGCCGAAATCGCCGACCTCAACAACGACATCACCAGCCCCACCACCGCCTACACTCCAGGCCGGCCAAACTCACGAAACGCCGGCGTCAGCATCACCCTCAACGTCACCGCACCAGTCGGCGCCAGCGCAGTCGACATAGGCCGCGAACTCACCCACTACATCGACCAGTACGCCGCCCTCGGCGGACGTCGACTAGCAGGCGCCCGATGAAATCAACCGACCCGCTCCGCCTCCTCGTCGCCACCGACAGCGCCTACCGTAACCACGTCCCCAACCCCGACGGCGCCCTCGGCACCTGGGGTTGGGAAACCCCCGGCACCGGCGCCACCCTCAGCGTCAACGCAAACGGCCTCTACTACCAAGGCACCCCGCTAGGCCCCCCTGTCCTCGGCACCGAAACCATCCTCGTCGCACCAGGCGAATACGTACGCGCAGCCGCCACATGCGTCACCACCACAGGAGCCGCCACCCTCGCCATCATCTGGCGCGACTCCGCCGGCCTGGCCACAGGCGCCACAGTCACAGCCACCCTCACAGCCGGCCAACGCGCCCGCACAGCAGTCGCGCAGGCACCCGCCGGCGCAGCCGGCTACACCGTCGCCATCCAAACCACAGCCGACGCCACCTTCACCAGCGTCACGGCAATCCACGCCCCCACCAGTGTCGAACTCACCACAGGGCGCCTCGACGCCCCCGACCCCACCCTCTGGACCGACACATTCGGCGCAGCCGCCTCGATCACCGTCGCACGTCGACCCCTCGACCTCGGCACCATGACCATCACTGTGCGTCACACCCGAGGCGACACCCGCGCGCAGCTACTCAAAGCAGGCCGACGAATCCGCCTCGCACTCGACACCGGCGCCATCCTGTCCACAGGAACCATCGCCCACATCGACACCACCTACCCCCGACGTCCCACAGGGCGCGCACCGCACACCATCACCACCCTCACAGTCGCCGACCCCGCTACGATCCTAGCCAGCCGTAAACAGTCGCGCGCAGTCGCCACCATCGACCAACTCCGCGTAATCCTCGAAAACTGTGGCATCCCCTGGCGCGTCAACGGCTCAACGACCCAAACCTCAGCACCCACCACCCTCGGCGCCGACACTGCGACAGTGATCGACCAGATCGCCATCACCCGCGACTCCAATCTCGGCTACGCCTGGGTCAGCCGTGACGGAATCCTCAACGTCAACGACCCCGCACACATGAGCACCACCGCAGTCCGCACCCTCACCGAGGCCGACTACTCAGGAATCGAAATCGGATGGACTACCGACGGATGCATCACAGCCGTCACCATCGCATGCCTCACCCCCGTCACAGACCCACAGACCAACGAAACCACCCTCGAAGTCGTCAACTATGGCCCCTACCTCAACCCCGCCGGTATAGACGCCTGGGGATACCACCCCGCCACCTTCACCCTCAACATCGCCCCCGAGGCAGTCCAATCATGGGCCGAGGAACTCCTCGCAGCCAACAGCGCACCCCACCTCATCGCCCGCAACATCACCATCCCCATCAGACACCGAGGAGACCTACCCAACGCCACCCTCGACCTCTACGACCTCGTCCGAGTCACCAACACCGACGCCGACCTCGACGTAACCCTCCGAATCACCAGCATCGACCACAACATCACCCCCAACCGCTGGACCATCACCCTCGGATTCGACGTCGACGGCTACGCCGCCCCACCCCAGAGAGTGCCCCTACCGTGAACGAAACCGAAAGCCAGCTAGTCACCACCATCCAGCGACTCAGCATCGACGTCGCCACCCTCACCGTCGCAGTCGCCGGCCTCAAAGAAACCGTCGAACACCAAGTCAGCCGAGACAGCTTCGACGCAATCAAAGCCCGCGTCGGCGCCCTCGAAGCGTGGCAAGCATGGGCACTCCGACTCATCGTCGGCGTCGTCATCCTCGCCCTCCTCGGTCTCGTCGTCACCAAAGGAAGCAACTAACCCATGACCACCGCCACCGTCACAGACGACCGCTACCAGCGCACCACCTACACAGGCAAGCCAGTCGACAAATGGACCGCCCAGGCCCTCGACGCAGCCGCACGCCTCGCCGGCGTCAAAATCACCCTCACGCAAGGCAGTTGGTCGACCAACGAACCAAACAGCGCCGGCACACACGCCGGCGCCGGCGCCGGCGACATCCGCGTCACAGACCTCGAAACCGCCCGCCGCGTCGTCAAGGCCCTCCGACAGTGTGGATTCGCCGCATGGCTCCGCCTCCCCAACGAAGGCCCCTGGGTCGCACACATTCACTTCGTACAAATCGGAAACGCGCACCTCGCACCCGCAGCCGCCAGACAAGTCGAGGCCTACCTCATCGCCCGCAACGGCCTCGCCAACAACGGCCCCGACACCGGCCCCCGCATCCTCACCCCCAGGCCCTACCCCTACCAAGGAATCCCCACCAAGAAAGCCCCCACCATGAACAACGTTCAATACGGCCGACAACTCATCAACGCCGGCCTCGCCGAACTCGCCAAAGCCGTACGCCGACCACAAATCGACGTAGCGCGCCGAGCCATCACCCTCATCCTCTCCAAAATGCCCAAGGAGTGAGCCGCACATGAACACTATGAGCAACTACCGCCTCGTCATCATCGCCCTCGGGGCCGGTCTCATCCTCACCATCCTCGCCATCGCCGGCCTCGCCGTCGCCGGCATCCCAGCACCCCAAACCCTCGACCTCATCGCAGCCGGATGCATGACCGGCCTGACCGGCCTCCTCGCACGACCCACCGCCGGCGAACACGCAGAAGGGAACACCCCCGAATGATTACCGCGCCCGTCACCTGGGCAGCCGACAACCTCGACGGCACCCCCGTCGAAGGCGTCATCGAATACAGGCCAGCCCCCGGCATCGTCCGCTACACAGACCCCACAGGAGCACGCCTCAAAATCGGCCCAATCATCGCCGTCATCAACCCCGAAACCGGGTTGGCAGTCACCGACCTGCCCGTCACAGATCAGGCCGGCCTAGACCCTGCCGGCTGGACCTGGCAAGTCACAGAGCGACTACGAAACACGCCGGCCAGGTCCTACCCGATCACTGTGACACTCGCCGACGTAGCGGCAGGCGTCAAAGTCACCGACCAGGCGCCAACACTCACCACCCTCGGCCTCGGCTCACCCACCTACGCACGCAAGTCGATACGCGACTTCCTCAAGCCGGTTCAGATTGACTCCGACGCGGCAACACTCGCTCAGGTCGACGACCCCGCATCTTTCATTGCTTCGCCGGGGTCTGTCGTGTGGGATAACTACGCGGCTATCGGCTACCCAGCGGGTAACCCCGTTCCTGTCACGCCTGGCACGCCCCACAACCCAGGGGCACGACTCCAGCCGACAGGTGGCGACAATGTGCAATCGCTCCCGTTTTCGTTCTACGCGAACGGGAAGATCGGTATTCACGTCACACTGTGGGCCGACACTGACATTTGGGTAAGTATTGACGGCAAGCCCATCTCCGCCGACCCGTTCATCATCAAGGTTGCAGACACTGCGACCTCCCAGCCGTTTGTGACAATCGACACAGGTAACCCGGACGCACCATTCGTTCGCTATGACATCACGCTTGGTTGGGGCGCGAACCTTATTCAGATCATCAACGAACCGGGCGCGCTCATGACAGCGGGTGAGGCTCCCACGTTCCGATTGGGTCTCACTGGCGACTCTTATGCCGACTCCGGGATCGGCCCGTATTACGGTGGCCCCGCGCAAACCCTCCGACAGTTTACTGGCGTGAACGTCATCCCACTCGGTCAGGGTTCCACGGGGTATACGAACGATGGCTCGTCGTCGGGCGATCTGACTAAGGAAGTCTTCGGCGGCACGAACCGGCTTGCGGCAATCGCTGGCGCAGAGCTTGACGCTCTTATCGTCGTCGGATCAGTGAACGACGGCGGGTCAACCCCTGTCGCGACGAAGGCGGCGGCGCTCGCGTTCTACGCCGCGGTGTCACCGTTGCCGGTAATCGTCGTAGGCGTGGAGCCTCTTTACGATGCCGCAGACCCCACCTACGCGGGATGGGACGCTTTGAACGACGCGCTCATCGAGGCGGCAGACGAAGCACCCAACGTCATCGGGTTTGTTGACTGGCGCGGCGAAGACTGGCTTACCGGAACCGGCTCGCAATCCAACATCCAATATGACGGCAATCAGGATTGGGCGATTGGCGACGTGGCGGGAACTGACACGATCCACCCAAGCCACGCCGGGTGGAAACTGCTACTCATTCCGCGACTCATCGAAGCAATCGCGCCAATGGAAATCTAGGGTCGAGTGCAACGACCGGCAGCGTCGAGCAGCGCGTCGGCTGTGTCGGGCGTGAAGTTCTCGCACTTGGCTGCCTTTGCAACCGCTTCCGAGCTATCGAACGACGACGAGCCACAAGCAGTGAGAGCAAGCAGGGCTGCAGTGATCGGGATGAGTTTCTTCATAACCAACCACGCTATACCTTTGGCTCTGAGATAGATACACCTGGCGGGTGATGGCGTTGGCTAAGACCCGAGGGTCCAGACGCTACAAAGCAATCGTGGCCAACCTTCGAGCCGCTCGACTTCAGCCCTGCATGAGATGCGGACAGAGGATCGACTACGACGCCGCACAAGGTGAGCCTGATGCTTTCAATGCTGGGCACATCAAGTCCTGGCATTCGCACCCCGAGCTGCGCGAGGACCCCGCAAACTTCCAACAAGAGCACGAGCGTTGCAACAAGTCCGCTGGTATTCGCGACCTGCCGACTATCGGCCTGACTTCGGAGCAATGGTGAGCCGCCGCGTCGTCTTACTGTGTGGCCCTGGGCGGGTGTGGCCTGCCATGCGGTCGCTGATGAGGCTGTGGATGCTGGCGGCTGGCCAGTCGGGGCGCAGTGCGTGGATCGCGTTGGCGATGCGTTCGATTTCATTTTCGTTCATTTCACC